CATCGTGCTGAAATTGTTGAATATGAAGGGAAAAAATTTGTTAAGTGTAAAGTATTAATTTGGAAAGAGTATGCACCACAAGTTGCTGAGAGATTTGAAAAAAACAGTAAGGCATCTATTTCAATGGAGATTTATATTAATAGTCACCATATGAATGAAGACGGATATCCCGTCATAGATGATTACAGATATTTAGGGATTAGTTTATTAGGTGATGGAATTAGCCCCGCAATATCAAATGCTAATGTAAAAGTTGTTAAATTTTCTGAGCCTAAATATGCTGATATAATCAATCAATTCAACAAGCTTTATTATACTCTTACACAATATTATGAAGTTCCAGAGGTTGTTAAATATAACGCAACCGCATCATTATCCATGCCACAGACAAATATACAGCTAATTAAATTTGCTAAAAAGCTAAGTGAAACTGAAAGCATGAATTACAAAGAGGTGGAAAATTTATATAATAAAATTGACGGTATTAGAAAAGAAGATAATATTCATTTCTATGGCGGTCAAAATGCTAAAGAATGGTGCAAACATATAATTGAAAATTTTGAAGGAGGTGCAAGTGCATTGAATGAAGTTAAAAACAAAATCACAGATGAAGTAGTTGATGAAGTTGAAACAGAAATAGTTGATGAAACTAACATTGATGAAATTGAAAAAACTAAATTTTCTGAAAATAATGAAACAGATGAAACTAAACCTGTTGCAGATGATGTAACTGTAACTGAACCTGAAGATGATAAAGAAATCAAACCTGAAGAGGATTATGCCAGTCAAATGGATATATATTCTATACTAGCCGAAAAAGTTGGAGAAGAAAAAGACGAATACGGTTGGTACAAACGCATGTTGGTTGATTTTGATGAAAGTTTTGCCTACGCATGGTCTTTTGAAAAAGAATCGTATGTAAAATTATCATATAGCATTGATGGTGAAGTACCAGTTATTAATATGGACGAACAGCCAGAAGTATATTTGTTAAGCAAATGGGTTGATAAACCCGAAGCTAATTATAGGAATATGTATTCAGAAATAGTTGAAAAATTTGCTGAACTGCGTGGTGAAATTGCCAAAGCCGTTCAAGCAACACAAGATGTTATAAGTGAAAAAGCTCTCGTTGAAACAGAAAAATCTGAACTCGGCGTTAAGTTTGTAGAACTTGAAGGAGCTATTCAAACCTTAAATAAAACCAATGATGAATTGGTTGAATTTAAAGAAAAAACTTTAAAAGAAAAAAGACAAAATCATGCTAATAATTTATATAGTCAATATGCAGATTATTTAAGTGAAGAAGAAGTTGAAAAACTCAATGGCAAACTTTACAGCTATGATGAATTTGTTGATTTCGAAAAAGAAGTAAAATCAATTGTTCTTCCTAAAGTCGAAGCGTTATTAAACGCTACCAAGACTCAGGATGATAATAAATATTCACATGACTCAAAGAGAATCAAAACCTCTATTCTATCATCTATAAACAATGATAAAAATAGCGGGAAAGCATCACCAAAAACCCAAGCAGAGCTATTAATGCAAACGTTTGGGGAAAATCCAAAGGATTAAATAGGAGGTAAAAAAATATGGCAACTAGAATTTGTTATCCGCTGAACAAAATAGCGGAAAAAAACATCGAAAAAGTAAAAGTACCATCTGGCATGACTCTATATGCTGGTGATGTTGTACTTGCTGAAACTCTTGAATCTGGTTCGAGAGAAGTTTATACTGGTGCACAAGTTTCGGATATAACAGCCGAAGAACCTTGTATCGTGTTAACACAAGGTGTTTACGAAGATAGTGGTAACTATAGACCTGGTGGACATCCAAATGTAGGTGAAAATTCTTTCACTGAAGGCGATGTAATCACAGTTGTAAGACTTGAAGAAGACTTAAAATTTGAAATTACATGGGACGCTTTGGATAATACAGGGACAGTTACACCTGCCGCTGGTGTTTTCTTAACACCTAAAAATGCAGACAACCAATTACAGACAGCGGCATCTGCGGGAACAGCCTTATCCGTACTAAAAATTGAAGCAATTTCAAATATAGGTATGGGTGGACAAATGGCGGGGGATTATGAAGATAGCGTAATTGCTAGAGTTGTAATCGGTAAATAATTTGTGAAATAAAATAGGAGGTTAAAAATTATGGCTAAATTACAATTTTCGGCACGTTCAAACCACAGCCTGATTGATACTGAAGGTAGTGTATTAGTAGATAGTACGATTCTTCTTACTAGAATGGCAATGGGAAGAAATTACTCTAATGATGCATTAGCAACTAAATACAGTACAGCAGAAAGTGAAGATTATAGTGCCCTAAACAGAACACTTAAAGAAAAACTCTTTAAATATTGTATAGGCAAAGCTGGGTTAGATAGCGAACGCCTTGATGTCAATAACAAAGCTCACGTAGCCGAAGTTATGGGACATCCAGTAGCAGAACATATGTTCTTCTCTATCATAACACAAGCTCTTAATTCCGTTAATGCGGCTACTGAGGTAGCTGATATTATGCCTATGGCTAATATCGTTGGCGTAGGGGCTGGGGATTCAATGACTTTTGAACCCGAAACTAAGAAACTATACAAAGTTGAAGACGCTTCTTACGGAAGCAATACAACAAGATTTGAAAGACAATTCAGGAGTGCAATCACCCTGAAACCTACACCGAAAAGTGCTAGTGTGTCTTTTGATGTTTTCCAGATGTCTACCCTAGGGTATGACTTCGGGAAAGAAATATCTAAAATCGCTATGTCTTTTAGGACTCAGTTATACCAGCAAGTTGTTGATGAAATATTCACAGTTGCTAATGTATCTTCTACTCCTTTCTATAAAGCAGTATATGCGAAAACTACTTATCTTGAACTTGCTGACAGACTTGCTGGAGCTAATAGCTCTGCACCTATCGCATACGGCACAACCGTAGCATTTAGTAAAATGTCTGACACCGTTAGTGGCGGATTTGTTGTACAAGATGAAGCAATCAAAAAAGGATACATTACTGACCTTTATGGTGTAAGGTCTTCAATTATACAGCAAAAAGTAAATACCGAAGATGCAAACTTTGCATTTAGAGTTCCAAATGACAGAATTCTTCTTGTTTCTTCTGTTGGCGACAAGCCTGTTAAGGTTGTTGTTGAAGAATGGACTAGAGTTCAATCTGAAGATGGAAATAGTATTTCACTTCACGAAAAACAATATAGAATGTTCCAGAGTTGGGTAGTTGACTTGGCAACACAGTCTGCTTATGCAATTCAGAAAGTATCTTAATTATTTGAATTAAATTAAACTTGCGGTGGGCTATTAAGCCCACCGCTTATCTTTGAAAGAGAGGTT